ACGGGGTTCGCGGCACACCATGCGGCTTGGCTTGAAGAACTTGCGCAAGACACTGGATTTGCGGCGCACCATGCGGCTTGGCTTGAAGAGCTAGAAGACAGCCAATCTTGATAAGAGCAAAGCACTGGATTTGCCTCACACCAAGCGGCTTGGCTTGAAGAGCTTGCGCAGGGAACGGGGTTCGCGGCACACCATGCTGAAGAACTGGAGGATAGCCAATCTTGAAATTGTGAGCTTGCGCAAGGAACGGGGTTCGCGGCACACCATGCGGCTTGGCTTGAAGAACTTGCGCAGGGAACGGGGTTCGCGGCACACCATGCGGCGTGACTTGAGGAAGAGCTTGCGCAGGGAACGGGGTTCGCGGCACACCATGCGGCGTGACTTGAAGAGCTAGAAGATACGAATTCTTGCCAAGCACATGGTAGCGGATTTTGTTGACACCAAGCAGCTTCGCTTGAAGAACTTGCACATGGGATAGGGTTGGCGGCGCACCATGTATTTTGACTTGAAGAAGAACTTGCGCAGGGAACGGGGTTCGCGGCACACCATGCGGCGTGACTTGAAGAGGATGAATTATACCAGCAGGCAATTGGAAAATCAATACAAAATTGAGCGTCACTTGAAGATGATTGGGCCCAACATAGAATTGGATTATTCGCACACCATACCACTTGACTAGAAGAACTAGATGAGAGATATGCTAAATATTCATCGCTACACTGCTCTAGCCCTAAAGCATATTTTTGTTTGACCGTAAGAGTTGTTTGGATTATCTGATTTCCAGAAAACCCTATGTAAGAATCACAACTGGTTACCTGTTTACCTATATTGTACAAATAAGCAATGCCAGAAGCTGTATTATAGGTTGGGATCGGAACAGTAGAGTCGGCTGTTCCGCAACAGTTAATTTCATTTCCTAAGTTATATTTTAGGGCTGTATTTGTTATAGGTGAAGACATATTTATATTAAAAATTTAGTTTAACTAAAGCGTACCCATCTGAATCAATTTCGCTTAAAAATTGACCAATTGGTATAATACCATCTGTGCCTATTTTCCCATCATTCCCTACATAAGCAGTATCGCCTGTTTCTGGAGCACCACCACCAGTTCCACGATCTGATAGATCAATTTCATTAATTAAAACAATGCCTTTAGTTAAGATAGGAACCGCCTGATTTGGTAATACGGTATTTGTTTCCGCTGCTTTTCTTGGGTTGTATATTAATGGATCCCCATTTTCGTCGTATTCAGCCACATTATTTAATAATATCCCGATTGGTCGTGGAGTTTCGTTAAAAGCCAGAACTTTTGTAACTGATCCGGCAACTCCGAATATTGGAGAAAGGGCGTTATTAGCAGACGTTAAATTCGTGGAAATATTTAAAACATTTCCATCATTTTGGTAATTATGGGTAATTTTTACTATAGTTCCGGCTTCGGTTGGGTAATTTCCAATATAACTAAATAAATTGATTACATCGTGCTCACTATACTGTCTGAACGGTTTTAAGTTTATCATATGTTGTATTATAATTAATTAACGATATTATTATAAAATAATTTCTAATTTAGGTTGATAAAATGATGAAATATCGCCACCTGTTTGTGGTATATTAGCAGATATATTACAGTGCCATTTTACTTGTCTGAGCGTAGAAGGCTTTTGAACTATTACCTGTCCACTTGTAGTCAATACAACAGAAAGACCCGTTACTTTAGGAAAAGCGCTAGGAAGATTTGATAAATTCCAGCCAGTTCCTGCTTCTGCATATAAACCATTCGTACTCGGTATTGAGATTGTTGTCGGCGCACAACTCCACACCATGTTACCACCTTGACCACTTGGGGTAAGATAACAAGCTTTATAACCATTAACAGTAAACGGTGCTCCAAAAAATGAATTTGGTAAGTTAAATGATCCTACTGTTTTATTAGATGGCAAAGTCCAAGAAATCGCCCATGGCAATTTATAAATTGTTTTAAAACTTGATGTTTTGCTAGGCTGTACGCAATTTTTTGTAAATCCAGTGTAAAAGTCAAACTTACCAGTAGGGAATTTATCTAATATATCGGTATAAACAGAAGAAGTATTACCGAAAAATCCATTCATAGTCGTAGTCGTCCATGTATTAGAATTATTTATCCTGTATACTAGGGTTTCGGTATTAACACTACCAACACTCGCCCATTTGCCGCATAGTTGATTACCACGACATTTGCCCTCTTGCCAAAATTCATATTTGCCATATGGTTTTCTCATCCACCCTATTCCCCTCCAACCAGTACTATGTCTTTGCGCCCATTCGTATTTATTCTTAGACACGTTCGGTACGATAACTACGTATGGAAACACCGAATTTGCATATTGACTCCATATTTCAGTGTCTCCTATGCTTGAGGTGGGCCATGTTGTTTGTGATTTGGGTATTGTTCCTCTACATTTTGCTGCCATAAAAATTTTTCTTTCTAATATTTGTTTTTTATTTTTGTTAAATTTTTCTTATTCAGTTAAGTATTGGTATTTGAAAAATATTACTTGATGAAGAAGAAGATGCGCTTGGCGCTATAGACGAAGAAGAAGATGAAGATGATTCAATAGTATCATCTATTACATATCCACTTGGGGGTGTTAATTCCGTTGTAATTAAAATAAAATCAAAATTCTTATTTTCATTACCATTATACTTAATTATAGATAATCCTTCGTCTCCTGTTATTCTATAAGCATAATTATTCATAGAAGATACTTCATACAAATCTCCTAGTATTGTAATGGTAGCTTCAAAATTTTGATTTTTAGGGGAAGCTATAAAAAAGCCTAACGATCCACTATTTTGAGGATTAGACACCCCAGATAATCTTACACTCGTAAACTCAGCTGGCGTTGGGGTCCCGGATGGGGAGCTTGTTACTTTAAAAAAGCCCACAGTATCAATTGGATTTCTAGGGTCTTGTACCGGATATCCAAGACCATCGACTGGAGAAGTTATCGGTTCTACCCCTGAAGTTGCAATGAATGAATTAATAGCGCTTGTTGTTATTTCAAATCCGTCATTTATGTTAGCAATACCTGCTATAACATTTTGGGTATCATATTCAGGTTCTACATAATTAGCGAAACCGGTGTCAGTATGTAAACCAAAAACTAGACCACCGAACCCCAATTTCCTATACATTTGATTAATAGAGTCCATAAGCTTAACTAGGTATTACATTTATTTTTATATTTTGGTCAAAATTTTTTCGATTTAATCTTAAAAATATTTAATATAATTAAAGTTATGATCAAATTTTTAAAACAAAATTGGCCCTTATCGACAATTTTATTGTTAATACTTATAACAACGATGGTTGAAACCTATAAATTACTAGATTTTATATTAAAATTTCTATTCTAACAATAGAAAAACAAAAAATAGTAGGTTTTTACAAACTTTTTAGCTATTGATAAAGAAATAGGAGCGAATTGCTTCTCCTATAACCCAACCAATGCAATATGTGAGAAAATATTCCATAGTTATTATTATCCTTCCAGGTATCCAGCTAGATTAGACGACGCTAACACTAATAATTTAATTTCTTCTTCACTTAGGTCTAAGTGCCTAATCACGCCATCGAGACATAAAAATCCTACAAAATTACCCTGTATATCTTTTATTTGCAGACAAAGAAAACTAGAAGAGCCTCTTTGCGAAAAAAAGCTATGCATAGCGTAATATGTTGGATCATCTTCTTTTCTTTTATGGTTTCGGCTTTTTATATCTTTACAGAAAATATGAGTTTGAGATTCTAATTGTTTAAAAAATCCAGAGAAAATAGATGTTGGAATATTTTGGCCGCGAAGAGCTTCGCTCGAAACTCCATCTGATACGACTTCATAGGTAGTAGAGAACCTTTGAAAGCTTTTTCCGGAGTATGTATGGCCTCCATTGTGAAACTCTGCAATCCATATTCGATCACACACGTATTTTTCCATTAATGTTTTAAGTTTCAAAGTGACTAATTCATCTTTTTTTATTGCCTCATTTTGATTTAGGTTCCTTTTTTTATGTTCCGACCCCCTTCTCATAAAATACTGCATTAATTGTACTGTTAGTGGAGAGATAAGCCCGGTGATCAGGGCGACTATTATTAACGTTAAGTGTTCTGCCGAAAAATGCATATATAGTATTTTTTATTTACACTAATTTTTTATAGAAATATTTAAATACTTTATATAATTGATTACATCAATGAACGACATAAGCACGAGCACTCATAATTATATAATTAATTTAATAGAAAAAAGTATTCCAACCCTACAATTCTTTTTAAAAAGTGACATAGAAAGCCTTAATAAAAATATAGAATCTGTTGTGTTAATCTTAGATGACACTGAAAATTTAAAAGAATTTTTTGAACAATTAACTACTATTTTATCTCAAAGTCCAGCCGACCGATTTTTTTGTCAGAAATTAGAGTTCAATATTTTCTCTTTGCTATCGGATACGGAAATTCAAAATAGTAATTTATCAGTATATATAGAAAAAATACGGAATTTCTTTAAAAAAGTTGTGTTTTTTAAGCTTAAAAGTAACGATCAGGCGAACGAGCAACCTTCTAATTTATATTTATTTAAAATTTTTAATGTTTTAAAAAATAAAAATATAAGCCTGTTTTTAACCAAACATACGCTAATAAGACAATACTTTTTTAAAAAAATTTATAATTATTGTAACTTTGGCGATAAATTTTTAATTTCGGGGTCTCAAATTTATACGAATGAATACATTCAGAATCAGGAATATTTTATTACAAAAAATGAAACCGTATGTTTGTATGCAACTGGACACCCCGCTTTTCAAGCGTTAATGAAAGTTCTAGTTTATTTGATAAGTAAAGATGAACTTCTCAAGCTTACCAATCTAAATTTTTTAATAGATACTTTTATAACTTATCTTAAAATTAATATCTCCAATATACCTCAAAAAAGTCAAGATATTTGTGAATATATAATTTCGAATTATAAATATAACAATTATATACGCAATCTCTCTAGTCGTTCATCCGGCGGATCAGAAAAAATTATAAAAATTCCCCTTAATTCGTCCATTTATGCTTCAAATATTAGACCGTCATTATATTATAAATCCCAAGAAGAGAATATTAGAAAGATATTTGATCCCGTGTTTTATATTAAATCTTACCCAACTACAAAAAATTTCTTACTTAGTAACTCAGACTTAACAGAAGAAGAAAGATTGTTCAAACACTATATATCTTTCGGCATAGATTATGGTCTTTTCCCGAACGAAGAATTTAAAAAAAATAAGCCTTGACTATAAATAAAAAATACGATATATCGGATAAAATATGCAAAAAAAAATTCTCAGATCTGAAGATTTATATATACAATTCTCAAAAGAAGAATTAGCCGCTCTAAACATTAATGAAGGTGATAAATTTTCTTGGAAAGAAACAGAAGACGGTATTCTTTTACAAAAATTTGTTCCGTTGGATATTGATTTAAATGATTTTGATAGGGGGGCGTTAGAAATGTTAATTTCTCTCTCTGTCGAGAAAGACATATCGGTAAATGATGTTATTAATGATATTTTAGAAAAATTTGTAAACACTCAAGATGCAAAAAATATTTAATTTTATGAAAAAAAATATAAAAAAATTAATAGAATATATAAACGATAAATACGACTTCTTCAATCGGAAGGTGGAATATTTTTATTTTGATCATATAAAACCTATTTTTAAACCTTGTCATAAAAAACTTCGAAAGTCAATACCTAGAACTTGGGCTGATACAGTGAGTTTAATTGTTGATGTTAATTTTGCAATGATAAAAGAATTCTATGAGGATGAATATTTATTGGGTTTTGTAGACTGGAAAGCGTCTAGTAAAAATCACGAAAATTTCGAAAAATGGTTAAAAAAAGCCTATAAATACATAACAGAAGAAAGGCCATTGTTAAATAAGAAATTAGAGCTTGCTTATCCACCTTCGCGGCCTATAGAAGAAATGTTCGAGCGTATACCTCAGGATGATGGTACGACAAGAATATATTTGAAAAATGATAAAATACCATACAAAGTTAAATATAAAGAAGTAATACGTATCGAAAAATTAATTCATAAAAAAGATACCGAGATGTTACAAAAAATGATAGAATCTAGAGATTATTTTTGGACTTAAAATTTATAAACATATGAACCTAGCAACATGGAAATCAATAAAGTCGCCAATAATGCAAGAAATTAGAGTTGCGTTGAAAAAAAAGGCGGAAAAAGGACAACCGACTCTTTCTAAAGAAGAGGCAAATAGAACATGGAGGGAAGATATTCTTGGAATTCACTCCGAAGAGCAAAAGCAAAAAATAAAAGAGCATAAACAGAAACAAATTAAAAAGTTTAAAAAGAATTTTAATGACGAAGATTCTATTGGGTATGAGCAATAATTCTGTAGAATTATTAGGACATTACGGATCTGATGAAATTATTGCTTGTTCGGCATGGACTTCTACAAATCGAGAATTAACTACCGAAAAAAAAGAGAGGGTTCCGAATCTTTTAGATCAACTTTGGTCTAATGGACATGAAACCCCGTTCGAAAAGGCGAGCGTTCATTTTCTTGTAAATTGTGACATCGCTAGCCATATACATCTCTTAAAGCACAGAATTGCTAGTATAAATGCAGAATCTGCAAGATATAAAGAATTAAAAGAAGATAAATTTTATATTCCAAACGACTGGAACCAAAAATGGTCTCACATTCTAAAAGATTATACCGAATTAGGTAATGGTTTATATCATCAATCTATTAAAGAGTTAGAACCAATTTTAGGAAGAAAAAGAGCCAAAGAGTCTGCTCGATATTTTAAAACATATAATAGTCAAATTCAGTCAGATATTATGTTTAATATGAGAAGTTTTGCAAATTTTCAGAAACTAAGAAATAGTGATCACGCTCAAACAGAAATTAGAGATATAGCCAATCAAATGTTAGTTTTAGTTGAAAATATTACTGGAAATCCCTTTCAATATACTATAGAATCCTGGAAGAAAAATAAAACAATATGATTACCGAAAAATTTTATACAGACAAAAATAATCATCCAGAAGATAAAATCTACAATGTCAAAAAGTTCATTAATGAGCTTTCTAATGTTCAAGATTATTATTTTAATCAATTAGTACTTGATTTAAATCTTAATGACAAGGGAAGCGATTGGCTTTTTGACTATGTTTTCAATAGTTCTGGAGAGTATGATGGTTTTGATCACTACCTATTAGAGCACGGTGTAGATTATACAGATTTACTTTGCGGCGAATGAAAGTAAAAGATCTAATTTTATTGTTAGAAAAAGAAGATGGCGAGAAAAGAATTGTTTTAAATGGCTATGAGGGTGGTTTTGACGAGTTAAAAGAATTGAAACGAGTTTGTATCTCGCCCAATCCAGACAAGTTAAAAGATCCAAGCAAACTTTGGTGGTTAGGAGATTTTGAAGAATGTATATACGCGGATGGAAAGGAAATTGCAATTTTATTACCTAGAACCAGCTGATTATATGATAGAAGAAATTACAAAATTAACTGAATATTGGTATAAATTAATAGGTCCAAATCATCATAAGGATCGTGATTGTCATTGGTATATTGAAACTAAATGGTCGTACGGAGAAAAGCCAAAATATGTCGTGCAGCATTACGGATATCTTATAGACAGAATTGAAGAGGAATGTGAAAATTATGAATTAGCCCTAGAATTTTTAAAAAATACTTTGACTTACGAAATAGAGGAATATAAAAATTATTTACAAAATGAACAAGACTATACTGGATGGGGGTAAACCATTAATTTTTTTAGGCGATCATCATGGAAGCTGGGGCATACTTTCTGATATAATTAGAGAAAAAAATTTAAAAAACTGTACAATTATCTCTGTAGGAGATTTAGGAATTGGGTTCAAATTTAAAAAAGATTATGAATATAAGTCTGCTGAAAATTTGAGCAATTTCTTTAAAGAAAGAAACATTCATTTTCTAGGAATCAGGGGTAATCACGATGATCCTTCCTTTTTTAAAGGAAAGGATAGGATTGTATATGAAAATTTCGAGCTAATAGAAGATTATACAATATTAGAATATAATCAAAAAACAATTCAATTCATTGGTGGCGCTATATCTATTGATAGAACCGGAAGAAGAGAAAATGTTTCATATTGGGTAAATGAAGGAGTCGTTTTTAAAAAAGAAGCATGTAAAAATGTTGATGTTTTAGTAACGCACACTGCGCCATCTTGGTGCTTTCCGCAAAAATTTAACGAAATGGTGTACGGTTGGGCTAGAGAAGACGCGTATTTAATAGAAGATTTAACAGACGAAAGAGCAATCATTGATGAAATATTTAAATTATGTAAGCCAAGGTTACATCTTTATGGTCATTTTCATGACTCAGTTACAGAGAGAATTAATGGGTGCATACACAAGCTTCTTAACATTAATGAGCTTTGGGAGTACAAGTTTTAAAACAAAATGAGAAGTCTGAATAGTAGATCAGTATTAATTTTAAATAAAAATTGGATACCAATCAATACAACGACCCCGAAACATTCATTTGCTTTATTGTACAACGATAACGCCAAATCTCTAAATTTTAATCAAGATGGAGAAATGGAATTAATCGGTTGGGATCAATGGGTTACTTTAAATATTGATGGAGATTTATTTGTAAATACTGTAAAAGGCGGAATTAAAATTCCTAAAATAATAGTATTAAATCATTTTGATAAAATTCCAAGGCAATCAATTAAATTTACCCAAAAAAATCTTTGGGAGCGAGATAATTACACGTGCCAATATACAGGTAAAAAAATTAATAAATTTGATGGAAATATAGATCATGTTATTCCTAGGTCAAAAGGTGGAAAAACTACTTGGGAAAATTGCGTTTTAGCCCATAAAGATATAAATGCTAAAAAAGCAAATAATAAACCAGAAGAAGTTGGGTTGAAACTTTTAAAACAACCAAACGAACCAAGAATTATGCCGGTATCTTTTTATATAAAGAATGAATACGGTATAAAGGAATGGGATATATTCTTGAGTAAAAAATGCAAATAAGACTACCGATAGAAGATGGTTATTTTAATATAACTCCAAGTAAATTTTGCGATTTGGATTGTTATTTGATAACTCCACAAATTGACGCTAAATGGAATGACGCCAATCTATTATATCGTTCTTTGATTTTAGACAAAGAGGGTGATGTTTTATCATCCGGATGGCCGAAATTTTTTAATTTTGGGGAAAAACTAGATTGTTATCCTAGCCCAGAAAAATTTAATGACTGGAAGTGCGAAGATAAATTAGACGGCTCTCTTCTTATAGCTGATTATGTAAACGGTCAATTTTCCATGAGAACTAGGGGTACAGTTTCTTACATAACTCAAGAAAATGCAAAAGATTTTGAATTGCTACCCGAAAAGTATCCGAAAGTGGTAGAATTCTTAAAAGAAAACCATCACATTAGCTTGTTATTTGAAATAGTAACCCCAAGAAATGTAATAGTTATTAGACCAAAAGAGGTAGAATTTTATCTTATAGGAGCTATTAATAAAAATGAAATGGGCATCGTTTCTTCTGAAAATCTTACAGATATATGGAGAAAAATAGGGCCAATTCCAGTACCACAATCTTATAATTTTCTAAATACAAAAGACATTTCTAAAATTGCAGAAACAATTAAAAACTGGAAAGGCAAAGAGGGGGTAGTAGTTTCCTATAATAATGGCAAAAATAGAATAAAATTAAAATCGGATTGGTATTTATTTTGTCATAGGGTAAAATCACAATTAAATTCTACCGATAATCTTATTGAATTCTATATTGATCGAGAAATGCCAGTAGAAGAAGATTTCTATAAAATTATTGAATCGGAATTCGATTATGAAATAGCATTTCAATTAAAGAACGAGATAGAAAAAATTTGCGAAGCTGGTGGAAAGGCAAAAAAATATATTGACAATATATTAGAAATGATTCATGATATAAGAAAGGTTGAAACTAGAAAAGAGCAAGCGATAATGATAAAAAGAAATTATCTGGAAGATGCTCCGTACGCTTTTACAATTCTTGACAATAAACCAATAACAAAAATACAATGGCAAAAATTAATCGAAAAAAAGTACAAGGCGTAAAATACCCAAATAGAAAACAAATTTCTTTAAAAGGTTATGTTTTAACAACATACGACTATTTAATTAATAAATTAGGAGAACCTAACTTAAATCCAAGCGGAGACAAAAAAGTTAAATGCACTTGGGAAATTTCTTTTCAGGACGGTGATTTTGCTACTATTTACGACTGGAAAACAAAAGAAATTCCGCGCGATTTATATCAATGGCAAATTGGAGGCGCTTCTCTTAGTATTCTTGATAAAGTAGAACATCTTCTAGGATTAGAAGTAATCGGAACGCCGTTTTAATTATGAAATATATTTTATTTATTGTATTAGGTTTTTTTGTTGCCGGATGTGAAACATTACCAGAAAACTCTGAAAAATGGATGGAAAGAGAACAGAACGCATGTTTACCAACAGCGATCTCTTTTAGAGAAGGGCTTAAAAAATATGATTTATGGGCAGAAGTAGTATCTTATCGTTATATTGATTACAAAACAAAAAAACTAAAAGGTCATAGTATTGTGGCATACATGTATCCACCTGGTAAAAATCAGATGTGGACTTATGATTATGAGGGGTCATGGAGAACAAGAGCTTGGAAAGAAGATGCTCTAATGATTGCAACTCAAGCGGAAAAAATTCGCGGAAGATGGGACAACGAAATTATTTATGCCGAATTTCAAAAATGAAAAAAATAAAATCAGAGAAAATATCAATCGAGTTTGACGAACAGCATTTAAGAACTCTAACTACCGCGCTAGAAGTTTATAGTCGTCTTCGTTCTGGTCAAATTAAATTCGCAATAGACGCAGCTTTTTGGGATAAAGATTTGACTTATAATGACGGAGAAGTTATAGAAAGCTTAGTAAGAACTCTCGTATTTCGTAAAGACCCGGAAATAATAAATAATCGAAATTCGTATTATGGTGTTGGTTGTCTTAATATGAAGGATGGCACGGTGGCATGGGAGATTAAAAAAGTAATTGAACAATATCAACATTATCAACAAAATGATGGAATGAGAAATATTGTCGATGTTTCTGGGGACGGCCCTTTAGAAATATCTGGTATACCTGCTCCTAAAGTTTTAGACGCAATTAATGAATACTGGAAGCCACAAAAAGAATTCAGAATCCCTCAAAGTAAACAGAAGTCCATTCGTAAAGCTATGGAAAATAAAGATTATGAAAAATTATGGGGCATAGTAGAGGCTTCTTTTAAAAAGAATCCATTACCGAAAGGAAGTAAAACAAGAATAGAAGAAGTTTCTGGCACGTATTATGTAATTGTTGAGGAACCTTATAAGATATGAAAAAAATAACTAAACCAGCGGAAAGAGAAGAGGCGGTATTTTATTCTGATTTTTCTGGTAAAAATCTAGGAGATTGCAATCCTCCAGTAGAAATTAAAATAGAATTTAATTATGGATCTAAAAAAGACGGGGCTATTTTGAATCTTCATCTAGATGACGATGATATAAAGCCTATTTTAGAATTAATAAAGAAAAATATATCCGAGGATTTTAAAAAAGATTTAATAAAAAAAATAAAACAACAAGAGAAGTATTTTGAAGACTCAATGCAATTTAGAGACTGGACTAGTTGTGACTATACATCAAATTCTCTTTGGTTTTTAAGAGAATTACTCGGTATTTCTCCGGACATAGAAGAAAACGATTGACATTAATTAAAAAAAATTATATAAACAAAAAATGGGCATGTACGACGAAATTTACGTGAAGCAGGATCTACCGCTTCCAGATGAAATTAAATCTTTAAAAGATTGGAAAAACTATACTTTTCAAACTAAAGATTTAGATAACTGTTTGAGCGAGTATATTATCAATGAATATAGCGAGCTTGTAGAAGTTATTACCGAAAGGGAATACGTTCCTTATACAGAAAAGGAAAAAAAAGAGTTAAAACCAAAACCTTGGCATATTTGGAAGGAAGTAATAGAAAAAGAAAAAATCTATAGAAATACAAACTATCATGGTACTATAAAATTTTATACATTTGATTCTTTAAATGAGGATAGTAATTTTTGGGTCGATTTCCAAGCTTATTTTGTTTATGGCAAATTAGATAAAATTGAACTTGTGGAATTTAATATAGACTCTGAAAGCAAGAAAAGAAACAAAGAATTTTTTGAAGAGATCAAAAGAAGAAATAAAGAGCCCTGGAATGTATTTAAAAGATACATGTCTTATCTAGGATGGTCATGGGTATGGAGAACTTTAAACAAATGCCTGTTTAAACTTTCTTCCCTCATTGACGGAATAAGAACATTTATATTTAAATATATGCTTTGATATGAATAAAGAACTTGAACAAAAACTTGTACAAAAATATCCAGAACTCTTAAAAGAACATGGGGGGGATTGTAGGCAGACATGCATGGCATGGGGTTTTGACCACGCCGATGGTTGGTACAAAATACTAGATCATCTTTTTAGTTATTTGAATTCTCTTATGACTACAGATTTAGTCATCAACTATAAGAAAGATTATAGAGATCGGTATAAAAACGATAAAGATTATTATGAAAAGTATTATTCTTATCATATTAAGCCCCCTCAAATCACTATTAGTCAAGTAAAAGAAAAATATGGAACGCTTACTGTTTATTATCATGCTAACTTTGATGATATAGATAGCGTACCGGACGAGACCAAAGAGAATCTAGATCTAGAAGATTATGATAAAAAACTAAAAAACTTCTATAAAAAAGTAGACTTTGCTATTAATTACACAGAGTATCAATCTTCAATTACTTGTGAAGAAACCGGTAAAGACGGCAAGCTTTATACAAAAGGCTGGCATAGAACAATGTGTGATGAAATTGCTATCGAAAAAGGATATGATGTGAATGAAGGCGTAGAAGGAATCAAGTGGCAAGAATTGTGAGTATTTAAATTTTAAATCAAAAAAAATGCCAGGGTTAATAAAACGTGTTTTAGTGCTTTTAGGTATTGTTATACTTTTTGCAACAATGTCCGTTTTTAGACATTATATAGAAAAACAGTCGCCATTGAAGATGGAGAGACTAAATGAAATGGTTGAAAAAGAAATTAGAGAAACGCATGGAAAAAACTAGATATAAATTCGTAGAAACTACTGGTTGTACTGCTTTTGATTTTACCGTTAATAATAAGTCATTTTCAGAACTGTCCGAACAAGAATATAATGAAATGTTGAATTATCTCTTTGAGAAAATTAAAGAAGGAATTGGGGAACAAACAATTCTTTTAGAAGAAGTTATTCGTCTTTTTCAATATGATGATTATGAATATGATCCTACAATTTGTGAACAATGTGGGGATACTGTTAGCACTACGACTTGGAATATTTAATGCATATGAACGATCAAAATATATCAAAATATATAAAAGTATATGATAATGTAGTTTCTAAAAATTTTTGTGATCACATGATTTCAAAATTTAAGTCTCACGAGTCTTTACAAATTAAAAGAAAAGAACACTTATATGTATTTAATGAAATAAATCTGTCACAACATGAAAATTTCTTTGACAAAGAAATAGATTTTTTATTCAATGTATTTTCAGGAACTATCGAAAAATATAAATTCGATTGTAATATACATAACTACCAATTCCCTAGACAGTATGGATTTGAACAAATAAGAATGAAGCAATATCTTGCTGGAAACGGAGAATTTAAGCCTCATGTGGACTCTATATGTTTAGCTTCTTCACCGAGATTTCTTGTGTTTTTCTTATATTTAGATGAAGGGGAGGGGGGCGGAACAGCGCTATTTGACCAAAATTTCATTTGTGAAAGAAAAATTGGTAGAATGATTATGTTCCCTCCAACTTGGACTTATCCACACGCAGGTCTTATGCCAAAAAATAACGATAAATATATATTAGGGAGTTATTTACAATTCTCTTCCTAAAAATTTTATATATTAAATAAATTTATGAGAGCAGATTACAAAAATACAAAACGTGGAGATAAAATAATTTTCAAAAAAGCTGGAACGTGGCATTATTTTAAAAATAGGATAGAGAATGCAAATAAACTAGAAGTAGAGAAAGTTTATACAGTAAAAGAAATTTCAGTTGCATCTTCTTCAACTGGAGTCAAACTAGAAGAGACTGGTGAATTGGAGTATGAACTTGGCTGGTTTGATAAAATATGAATTTAACTATCGAAAAATTAATATGCGTTTGTTTTACAGCTTTAATGATTGTGATATTTTCGTGTATGTCTTACGAAGCTCATACAAAATTTTTGTTAAATAAGCAAACAAATGAAATTATAAAAGAAGCGATCTCTAAGGATTATTCCTCTGATCAAATCAAAGGTCTTTTAAACTATCAAAAAGATTATGTCAAATGAGTGATTACATTCCAGACAAATGGGTAGTTGTAAAAATTGAAGGAAAAAATGTTCCTTTGACCTACAAAGTATTTGGATGCTGGTATGGTGGTTATACTGGTTCTGATTCTTGGAAGCTCAATAGTGGAATCAAAACGTTGTCAGAATCTGAAGAGTCTTACTTGTTTGAAGGATTTTCTGGTTCAATTTACAAATGCTTTAAAGAAAGATATGGTATGCATATGTATGGTTCTAGTGTTCTTAACGACATTATTAATAAATCAGAAGAACATGAAGTTAAAGTAGAAGTTATGCCGCATGATACTAATTGGAAAGAATTAAAATATGAATAAAAAATATGTATTTGAAATAGTCGTTAGAGAAACCGAAAATCTAGAAAAGATTTGCTCAATTATTACAGCTTGTGATTATACTTTCGAAGAATTAAAAGAACGAAAGGTAGATAACGAAATTCTATTTTGTAAAGATATTCTTGTAGACCATCTTCCAAAGAAAGAACTGGGGGAGTATTTTAAACGAAAAGAATTATCTGCCCGTAAGCATAAAAAATATGTTGAAGATATTAATAATAGAGAGTATTATAATTCATTATTTTAACGTTAAATCCGAGATAAAGAAATATAACTTATGAACAAATACGAAGAAAAAGAATACTACAAACAAAACAACTACCCAAAAGTTGCTCAATCAGAGGATTCAAACCTAAAAACAATTCCAGTTTACGAACAGCTTGCAGACTTGGAATATGCAATTGAAAAACTCAACGAACTGCAAGGAACTTTAATTAAAAGATTGGCATGGGTTTCTAATCCTAGTGAACGCCCTCTTCTAGAACCTTGTGGAAATGAAATAAAAACAGAACGTGAAGATTCTGAAATCGTTCATAGGATTAAAAAATCAGTAAGAAATATCAAGGAGTTGCAATACAAATTAAGTAATCAATTAGAAGATTTGGACGTATGAGGTCATTAAAATTCCGAGTTTGGGATAAACTAGAAAAACGATTCATATATCCAGATAAAGGATATCAAGGACATTATGTCCTGGATTTAAATGGAAGATTTCAAAACCTTCAGAATGGTTCTGGTGGTGATGAATATGTTGTTCAGCAATTTACTGGAGAATATGATAAGAATAAAAAGGAGATTTACGAAGGCGATATTATTAGATCATATTCAGCGGAATTCGTAAATGAAAACTATGAAGGAGAAGTAGTTTTTGTAGATGCTACTTTCGATGTAAAAATTGATGACAAAACATATGCTGGTTTATGGAGTGGAGATGACATTGAAGTAATTGGAAACATCTTTGAAACGC